CGGTTCAATAGATGAACATAGAATAGAGATAACAACTGTATCTAAAACGATGGCTTCACAAATTAGAGAAATTGTTTTATCTTTAGGTGGTACTGCGAGTATTAATCAAAGGGAAACGTTTTATAAGAAAGGTGGTGTAAGAGTCGAATGTAAATTAGCGTATAGAGTTAATTTTAGTTTTCCGTCTAATATTGGATTCAATCCTTGTAGATTAAATAGAAAATTGTCTAAATATAATGGTAGAACAAAATATTCAGATAATAAGTTTATTTCGTCTATTGAGTATTATGGAGAAGAAGAGTCACAATGTATTATGGTAGACAACCCTGAACATTTATATGTTACAGATGATTATATTGTTACTCACAATACTACATTAATCACTAGAATGGCGAACACTGCGTATTTAGAGGGTCAAAACGTAGTACAAATTTTCTTTGAAGATAATGTTAAAGTTATCCAAAGAAAACACTTAACATGTTTTACTGGAATAGAACTAAGTGAGTTGGGGGATAGAAGAGAAGAAGTAAAAGAACTCTTACCTAGATTTCAAAATTTAAAAGGTAACCTTATACTTAAGAAAATGTCTAGTGATGGTACGACTATCCCACATATTAAACAATATCTACGTAAAATAATTTCTAGTGGTATTAAACCAGACATTGTATTTATTGATTACATTGATTGTATACAACCTACTAAACATTTCAAAGACGAATATAGTGGTGAAGGAAATGTAATGAGACAATTTGAAACTATGTTATCAGAATTAGACATTGCGGGTTGGACTGCGGTACAAGGTAACAGAAGTGCAATTGGTGCAGACTTAGTAGAGGCGAATATGATGGGTGGGTCAATCAAGAAAGGACAAATCGGACACTTCATTTTATCAGTTGCCAAAACATTGGATCAAAAAGAAGAGGGTCGGGCGACATTAGCCATTTTAAAATCTAGATTTGGTAGAGACGGAGTTGTTTTTGACGACATAGTATTTGACAATGGTACATTAATTATTGATACTAGTGCAAGTACAGATGTTTCACTATTACAACATGGAAAAGGACAAAAAAAGAAAGAGTCTGATTTCATTAGCGAAACGATAGCAAAGAAGAGAGGTATCGTAAATAATAATTAAAATTAGTAAAGGGGTATTTTTTGAGTGGTTTACTTAAATGAATCATAAAGGGAAAGACACCCACTAAAAAAAAGAAAAAATTAAAAAATGGAAAAAATATTAAAAGAAAATCCATCTAGATTTGTAATATTTCCGATTGAACATAATGATATATGGGAATATTATAAAAAACATCAAGCTGCGTTTTGGACAGCAGAAGAAATTGATTTAACAAATGATATTAAAGATTGGGAAAAACTTACAGAAAATGAAAAATATTTTATTAAAAATGTTTTATCGTTCTTTGCATCATCAGATGGTATCGTTAATGAAAATTTGGCTGAGAATTTTTATAGAGAAGTTCAGTATCCTGAAGCTAAATTCTTTTATGGGTTTCAGTTAGCAATGGAAAATATACATTCATTAATGTATTCATTATTAATTGATACCTATCTGAATAACCCAAAAGAAAAAGATGACTGTTTTAATGCAATTGATAGATTACCGGCAGTTCAGAAAAAAGCTAAATGGGCGTTAAATTGGATAGAAAACGCTTCGTTTCAAGAACGATTAATTGCGTTTGCAGCTGTTGAAGGTATATTTTTTTCGGGTTCATTTTGTTCAATATTCTGGTTAAAGTCAAGAGGTATTATGCAGGGTTTATGTAATGCAAATACATTAATATTTAAAGATGAAAATTTACATTGTGATTTTGCCATCCATTTACTAAATAATCATTGTGAAAATAAACCATCAGAAAAAAGAATTAAAGAGATTTTATTATCTGCGTTAGAAATTGAAAAAGAATTTATTACAGAGTCATTACCGGTATCACTTATTGGAATGAACTCAAATCTAATGAGACAATATTTGGAATTTGTTGTTGATGGATTGTTGGTTAAGTTCGGTTGTAGTAAAGAATTCAACGTAGAACAACCATTCAAATTTATGGAGCAAATTGCGGTTGAAACAAAGGGTAATTTCTTTGAATCAAGAACTGTGGAGTATCAGAAGGCAAAAATAAATGAAACAATAACATTTACAGAGGACTTTTAAATTTTATAATATGTCATTAAAAATTATTAAACGAGAGGGGGAATCAGTTCCATTTAACCCACAAAAAATTTACAATAGAGTTAAACGTGCATCCAAAGGGTTAAACGTAAATTCTGATGAGATTTTCATCAAAGTGATCACATCAGTTCCGACTGAAGGTGAAGTAACTACAAAGGAACTAGATAAGTTAGTTTATGAAATGGCGGCATCATATACAGGTAGTCATCACGATTACTCAAGATTAGCATCTTCAGTTGCGATATCTTCATATCATAAAGAAACAAATAATAGTTTTTCACAAACAATGTATGAACTTTATAATGATGGTATTATAAACGAAAAACTTATTGAAACGATTAAAGAGTATGGTGAAGACACTATTGATTCGGTAATTAATCACGAAAATGATTACAACTTTGATTATTTTGGTTGGAGATCATTACAAGAAATGTATTTGTTGAAAAAGCCAACAGGTAAGGTTATTGAGAGACCCCAACATATGTATATGAGAGTTGCGTTGTGGGTTACTGATAATATGGTTGACGCATTTGATTATTACAAATCATTGTCAAATCAGTTAATCTCAAAGGCAACCCCTATTATGATTAATGCGGGAACTAAAGTACCTCAATTAGCTTCTTGTGTGTTACATTACAATAACTCAGATTCGAGAAAGGGATTGTTAGATACATTAAATGATATCTCAACCTTTTCATCTGCAGCCGCAGGTATTGGATTATCAATGTCAAACCTTAGAAGTAAGGAAAGTAGGATATCAACATCTGGTGGGTATGCGGGTGGTTTATTAAAATACCTTAAAATTGTTAACGAGTCTTTGAGATTCTTTAACCAACAAGGACGTAGACCTGGATCGGCAGCAATTTACATTGAACCTTGGCATAAAGATATCTTTGATATTTTAGATATTAAAAAGAACACCGGTGCCGAAGAATTAAGGGCTCGTGATTTATTTACTGCACTTTGGATTCCTGATAACTTTATGAGGGCTGTTAAAGAAAATGGTGATTGGTATTTGTTTTGCCCTAACGACATTAAAAGTGCCGGTATCAAACCATTACAAGAATCATTTGGTGATGAGTATGAAGAAAACTACGAAAAGGCAGTTTATTTAGGTCTTGGTAAAAAAGTTAAGGCACAAGATATTTGGACTAAAATATATGAATCACAGATTGAAACGGGGGTTCCTTATTTATGTTCTAAAGATAGTGCTAACCGAAAAACAAATCACCAAAATATTGGGGTGATCAAGCAGTCAAATCTTTGTAATGAGATTTACCAATATACTGATGAAAAAACGACAGCTATTTGTACTTTATCATCAATGGTATTAAAAAACTTTATACAAAATGGTAAATTTGATTTTGAATTGTTATTCACTGAAGTTAGAAAAGTTGTAAGATCACTAAATAAAGTTATTGACATCAATAACTACTCAACAAAAAAAGGTTTAAAAGGTGGTTTAGAACAAAGAGCAATTGCGATTGGGACTCAAGGTTTGGCAGATGTATTTTATTTAATGGACTATATCTTCACATCGGAAGAAGCAAAAAGATTTAATAAAGATATCTTTGAAACAATCTATTATGCTGCGATTTACGAAAGTAATGAATTGTGTGTGAACGGTAAATATGAACAATATAAATTCTTTAAAGGATCTCCGATGTCCAAAGGTGAATTCCAATTTGATATGTGGGGGTTAGATGACTCCCAACTATCGGGAATGTGGGATTGGAATAAATTAAAGGAAAGTGTTGTGGAGTATGGTGTTTGTAATTCATTATTTACGGCACAAATGCCGGTGGCGTCTTCTGCTAAGATCACAGGTTCATTTGAAATGACAGAACCTGCCCATTCAGCATTATTTAATAGACGAGTTGTTGGTGGTGAGATTTTAATTGTAAACAAATACTTAATAAACGATTTTGAAAAAATTGGCATTTGGGGTGAGAACTTAAAAAATGAGATTATCATTAACGAAGGATCCATCCAAAACATTAACTTCAACAATTATTTAGATTCAGATGATAAAAATTATAATAAAAAGATTAAAAGAATTGAACACCTAATCCAAAAATATAAAACAATTTGGGAAATTTCACAAAGAGAGTTAATTGATATGGCGGCAGATAGAGCACCGTTCATTGATCAATCACAATCAATGAATATTTATATGGGAAATCCAACATTATCTAAAATAACATCATCACATTTTCATTCATGGGAAAAAGGTCTTAAAACTTTATGTTATTATGTTAGAACTAAAGCCATATCAACAGGAGCTAAACACTTAGCATTGGATATGTCTAAAGTTGGTGTACCGAAATATGAAAAACCTACGGTTGATATAACTCAAATTAGTTTACCTCAAAAACCATCTGATAGTTTATTTGAATGTTTTGGATGTTCATCATAATATAAAAAAACAGAAAAGTATATATTTTTACATAATTGGTGATATTTATAAATAAACACCAATTTTAAAAAAAATTGAAAATGAGAGAAAAGACAATATAACAAAGTAAGTTTAAAACCTTATGTAGTATTTAAAAAAGTCATCCTAAGTGATGACTTTTTTTATTTTACCATTTCTTTTAAAAAAAGATATAGTACAATATTTATAAACAAATGGCAAGAACAAGATATAAAAATATTGATTTCCCTTTTAAAGATAGTAAAAAGGGATTTTATTTTGAACTAAATCAAACTGATAGGGATGCGATTAGGGCAGATTTATTACACTTATTGTTAACTAACAAAGGTGACAGATTATACTTACCTGATTTTGGTAGTGATTTAAGAAAGTTCATATTTGAACCTAACGATACTATAACACATGATGAGATTAAAAAAAGTTTAAATGATAGTATATCAAGATATATACCTAATTTAATAGTTAATAGTATTAATTTTAGGAAAAATGATATTGAAGAATTAATAATTGTAGAATTAACATATACTGTTACAGATGGAACATTCCAAAGTTCTGACACAGTAACATTAACATTTTAATTAATTATCTTCTATACCAAACATATTTCTCTGTTCCACAATCAAAAATTTTAAAATAACCATTTAATTTCATATTATCGGATTCAGAAAAACTATCATTAATCAAAAGGTCCATATCACTTAACTTATGTTTTTGGTATTTATATCTAGTTTCTCTTTTTTTATTTATAACATAATAATAATTTGGCTCACTTATTTTTTCTAATTTAAACCCTAAAGTTTTATATATTCCCCCTTTCGACCATC